AGGATGAACCAGCCACTTTTGAAGCTGAAGCAATATCTGTCCCAGTTGCTGAAGCAAAATTTGAAACAGCTTCTGTGGATTCCAGAATCTGGTCTGATGTGAATCCAAGCTTTGCAAGTTCAATCTGCATCTCAGTAATTTGAGTTGCTGAGAATTGTGTTGTGGCTCCAAGCTCTTTGGCTTGAGTTGTAAGTCCAGCGAGTTCATCTTTAGTCTTTCCAGAGATGGCTGTGAGGTCAGCTTGAGCTTGGTCAAAATCAATCATGATGCCAGTGACATTTCTGAAAATCTGACCAATTCCCACACCAGCTCCCAGAGTCCCCAGAGTTCCGATGAGTCCTTGAATGGCTCCTTTGTAGTTTCCAACATTTCTGAAATTGTCTCCCACAGATTTGTCAAGCTTTTTGAGAGCTTTGTCTCCTTTCTTTGCTGAAGCTGTCATCTGATTATATGACTGACTCAATCTCCTATATTCAGCTGAATTTTTTTTCCCAGCTTTCTCCAGAAGCAAAAGCTCAGCTCCGAGTCTCTTTGATTCGTTTTTTGCGTTTCTGGTTTCTTTAACTAATCTTTTATAAGCATTGGATTCATCAGCCAGATTTTTCTTTTGTCTTTCTTGAATCTTCTGGAGTCTTTCTTTCTCCTTTCTGTTCTGGACATCAAGTCTCTGTTGCTGTTGAGATGTTTTGATTTTTTGCTGTTCAATTTTCTCCAGCTCTTGAGTGGCTTTGGCTTCTTGCTGGATAGCTTGAGAGTGAAGCTTGTCAATCTGGATGGCTTCTTTTTTCAGCTTGTTAGCTTCTTTTGAAACCTTGACAATTTTCTCCAGATTCTTTGAGGAGTCCATTGATGGCTTTGCTCCGAATCCGTTTTTCAATTGTGACGCTGTTCCCTCAACTTCTTTCTTGAGAGCTTTCATCATTGTAATGGTTTCTTTTGCTGATGTTTTGACAGCTTTGAAGATGTCCTCTTCAGCAAAAATGTCTCTGGAGCTGATTTTTTTAGCCATGTTTTTTTTCTTTTTTTTCTGTTGAGTTTGGTTTGTTGTATTTCTCAAACTCTTTGATGAGGTCGAAATATTCTTGAGTCATCAGTTGTTTATCATTTAACCAGTGACCAATCCACTTGGAGAGGTGAATGAGTGTCTGGTTTATAGTCATGCCAGTTCCAGAATTATCAAGAAGAGCTTGGAGCTTTGACTCTTCAATCTCAATCTCTGTGAGTTTGAATCTGTCTCCAGTGATGACAAAGTCCAGCTCAGCATGAGCTTTTTTAATCATGACATTTAAAAGCTTCTTTTTAAGCTTCCCTAAGCCATTCAATTTGATGTGTTCATCATATAGCACTTCCCAAGCTTTCAAGTCCATCTCTGGACTTCCTTTGCTGGTTATTCTGCAAAATGTCAAATCTCCATCAACACACTTCATCCAGTTGTAAAGTGGAAGCTGTGTGATAGAGTTATAATATAAATCAAGAGAGGAGGACTTCTCTGACTCTGGACTCAAATCTGATGATGATTTCTTTGCCCAGCTTGTCCAGACTTTCATCAGTGAGTCCCAGAATCCCCTCACCATATTTATAGAATAAATTTTCTTTTTCTCCTTTGTCATTTACTTTAATTGGATTTGCATCAATCTCAAAATAAGTGGGAAAAACTCTGAGAGTGAATGAGTCAAAAAATGCTCCAGAGTCTTTGAGAGTGTAATGGCTCCCAGCCACTTTTTCTGGATTTATTTGCTGAGTCATTTCAGAATAATATCCGAGAACATCCCCATCTTCATCAACTCCTTTTTTGAAAAGTTGCTCCTCTGTGATGAGGTCTAAAATGAAAGTGTGAAGTGTCTCATCTTTGAAAATTTCTTTCCAAACAAAACGCTGATTCCATTTCCTCCGACCATCAGAAATCATCTGAATTTTTTTGCCCAGAATTGTCTGCATGATGTCAAATCCCATTTTTTTTCTTTTTAAAAAAAGAGCCTCTGAAAGCCTCATGTTTGTTGAGTTTTTTCATATCTCCAGTTTTTAATGGTATCATACCAGCGAAAAGCAAAAGTGTCTTAAAAGGCTTCTTTTGTGCCTTAAAACAGATTTGATGCTTTTTTGTGATTTAGCTGATTTCATACTTTTTTTTGATGCTTTTTTGATGATGGAGGAGGTCAAAAACCTCCCCCATTTTTCATCAAATTAAACTTTGAAAATAAACTTTTTCAGTGTCCTAAAATTAGGAAGCTGTGAAAGTATATTCTCCATCAAATCCATCTTTAGAAATTGAAGCTGTGTAGCTTTTACCAGTGACAAAAGTGAAGCTCAAAGTGTAGTTCCCCTCAAGTGGAACATTCTCAATGACTCCAGTGATTGTCTCAGAAATTGAGTCTGTATTGTTGTACAATTCAAAATCTGATGGAACCAATCCTTTCAGCAAAAGTGGATTGTAAGCTGTCCCATAAATGAACTCAGCATTGAAAGTTATTGAAGCGTTTGCAACCTCAACCACATCAGCAAAAGTCACATCAATCAATCCAGAAAGGTCATTGAAATTGATTCCAGCTTCCTCTGGTGTCACCATATACATTGTACCCTCATCAAACAATCTGTCAAAATCAAAAGAAAGCATGATTTTTGAAATTGTTGAATCAGTAGCGAACATATATGTGGGATTGAATGATGGATTGTCCACTGGGATAGGATAGAGATAGTCTCCATCTTTTGAACCAACTAAGTTCCCATTCACATCAATGATGTAGACTCCAAAATCTACACATCTATTGTTTTGTAATTTACTCAACAATTGAGGAGATGAATCTTCTGCCCAAAGCTCTCCAGTGAAGCTTCTCTTTCCTTGTCTAAGGAAAGCCATTCTCCCAGAATTTGCCTCTTCAAATTGGCTGTCAGCTTTTGGAAGCTCCACATTCTCAAACTGAGGAAGTGGGAACCATCTTGCTGATTCATCTGTTGCATTAATTAAATCATTCCAGACTGGAATTGACGCTGTCAAATCCAATCCATTCAAAGTCCCAGCTGAAGTCTTCAGTGGAACCATTATCATTGTGCTGGTTACCGATTGAATCGGAATACAAGCTGGTCTCCCAGTGTTGCTCAGTCCAGCGTCACAATTACATCCTAAACTCATTTTTTTATTTTTTAGAATTTTTATTTTTCATTTGTTGGTTATCAAGTGACCATCTTAACATTTGCAATTTTCTTTGAACTTTACCAGATTGACTCTCAGCTCAACTCCAGACAGATTTGCATCCAGTATGTTTTCAAACATTCCCTCATCAGCTTCCACTCCAAATCTGGAGAAAGTAATCAATTCAAACTCTTCAATGGTTTGAAAGCTTCTGTTTTGTGATACACTATCCAGAAAAGCTTTTGCCAGTCTGCTCATAGGCTGAACCACATTCTCTCTGTGGTCTGATGTATAGTAATTTCTTACATCAGTCTCATCCAGAAAAAAGAGTCTCAGCTCAGTTTCAAAATCAATTGCAGACTCTCTTCCTTTCTTGGAAAGCCTTATCATTTCCAAGAGCCATGAAAGAGGAGTCTTTTCAGACATTTTATTTGTTGAGATTGTCCATTCTCTATTTGTTGCAATCTTTGTCCCAGATATAAAAAAAGGCTCTGGAATTGTTATCAATCCATCAAGAGCTGGACTGGATTCATCAAGAGGTTTTCCCACAATATACTCATCAACCACAATCTCAGAAATTCTGAATTTGTTGTCTGAGCTGTCAGTGACTATTTTCCCCACTCTCATCCATTTGGTGTCACAGACATAAGTTCTCTCCTCAGTGGCTTCATAAATGCCCTCTGTGGTGTTGTTTATCTGTGAGACAAGTGTGTGAACTATATTGGAAATCTCTTTCATCATATCCAGTAAGCTGTTGATTTACTTGCTCCATTAAACTTGCTGAAGTCACCTCCTCCCACTTTGGTGAGAGTGATTGTGCCATCAAGATTCCCAGACTCAATGGTCAGAACATCATTGACAGAATAATCACTCCCAGCCAGTGAGATAGTGACAGAATCAATTTCTCCAGCTGTGGTCACAATTGTCACCTCAGCTCCAGCTCCAGTCCCTCCAGATACCAAATAAGTTCCATCAACATAGCCAGTCCCAGCTGAGGTCAAGTCAAAAGTGACTATCTGTCCCAGTGGGAGATTCTGGTTTGTGTAAATGGTTTCTTGAATGGCTCTGTAAGTTCTGAGAGCTTCATTGTATCTCCCAAAAATCAGAGAGTGTGGTGAATCCACCACAACAGAATTCTCAGCTCTTTGTTTGACATTTCCATATGGAGTCTGTTGATTCATCAAGTCCTTTGAATATTCAAAATAGATAAACCCTTTCAACATCTCAAGAATCCCATCAGACTCCAGAATCCCATTCAATCTGAATCCATAAAGATTGTGATGTCCCAGCATTGAGCCAGAGGACACATCCTCATTGAATGGTTCCCAGATTTTCAAGAAATTTGGACTCTGTGGGACATTGCTTGACAAGTCATTTTCAAACTCTGTGAAGAGTTCAGCTCCCATCATGTGAAGCAAATATCTCTCTGAATATTTACCTATGTAAAACTCAAGCTTTGCTGTGTCGTACATTCCAGTAGAAAGCTCATATTTGTCAATAAAGTCCTCAGTTGTTAAAAGCATTATTTTCTATTTTTTAATTTTTCCCCAGCCTCTTTTTAAAAAGGTTTTTATGATTGCTCCAGTAATTTTCCAAAAGGCTCCTTTTGGAAGTTTCCGATTCTTTCCATTTCCCTCAAAAAGATATTCTTTGTCATCTTGAATGTCCACATCCAGAGAGACTTTGTCTCCATGTTTTTTGTAGTGAGCATCTACTTTCTCAGTGTCCACAATCACATCAACATTTCCATCAGCATCTCTTTTGATGTCCACATCAATCTTCTCTGTGTCCAGAGAGATGTCAATCTCTTTCTTTTTGCGTTCTGACTTCCTTTCTTTCCTTTCAGATTTTTTGGCTTGTCTTTTGGCTTTTCTCTCTTCTTTTTTATCTTCCATTATTTACCTCCTTTTGAATTATGGTGTCGGTGTTAAAGCATTGATGTCAGTTGATAAAGTTCCAACCACAAAAGCACTCTTTTGATTGTTCTTAATGTACTGAACCAAACGAGCTTCTGCTAAGATTGTAATCATGTTTTTTGTGAAGTCATCAGAGTCCAAACCTACTGAAAGAGCAAGATTGTTTCTGAACTTTACATTCACCTTGCTCATGTCTCCCACAATGTAAGAATCTTGAGCTATGAATGTAGATGAAACAACTTTCATCTCAGCCACTACCATTGAGCCATCCATAGGTATGTACATTGGATATGTGTAAGTTCCATCAGTCCCTTTTGTCAATTGTAAAGCTGTAACATCAGCTGGATTCAATATGACATGAGTTGGTGAAAAATTCTGAGATTCAATCTGTCCCTTTGCCACTCTCAATACATCTGAGATGTTTGCACTTGCAACAGCTCCAGCGAAAGCTCCAGCATTAAAGACTGGAAGACCAGCTCCAAGAAGACCTGTGATGGATGTTCCACCAGCT